TTCAATATGAGTTAACAACATCATATCTCCAATTAATGCTACTGCGGCAAAATCCATTAGAGTTTCACTATAATTATCATTTAATAAATCATCTAAACAACAACAAAATTTATATACTATAGCCGCACCGCACAAACTTTTATTATCATAATTTTTAGACAATTGATTATTGACTACAATTGCATCTTGACTATAACCATTATCACTTTCATGGTGGTCAAGAATAATAATATCTTTTCCTTTTTCTTTTAAATACTTATGGTATTGATAATCATTACTACTTGCATCTGGTATAATTATTAAATCAATATCATCAGGTATTTTATCATATATATCTTCTAAACCATGTTGCTTACCTTCATGAATAAAATATTCTATATTTATTTCTTTATTTATATGTTTAATATACAAATAAATTTCTGCCGCTGAACAAAAGCCATCAGTATCTGAGTCAACAATTAAAAATATTTTACTTTTATTTTTAATATGCTCTATTAATTTATTAGCGGCTGTTACTATATTGTCTAATAATAAATAATCTAATAAATCTTCTTTTTGAGGATTAAGAAAATGATGTAAATCTTTAATACCTCTACTTTCAAAAAAATGTTGTAAATAATTTTCATCTATATTTATACTCTGTTTTTCTTTAAATTTCATTAATTTTCCACCTTTACTCTTGTTCTCATCAATTTTTCAAAAATCTCTTTTCCTTTATCAATTGGAGAATCTTTTAATCTTAATAAATTATTAAAATCAAATAAGAAATAAAAATTACAATAATTGCTATATTTTAAACATATTTTTCTTAATTTACTATAATAATTTTCAGCTTCTTTTGAAGCAAAATTTGTAAATTCTTTATCATATGCAATTGTAATTTCATTAACTCCTAAATGTTTAACCAACAATTCTACTTGTCTATAATTTAAATTACTACCACAACTTGCAACTGAAATATTATAATCATAGTATTGGTCCATTAATAAAACAGATTTTTCTCCTTCATAAATGACAGTTTTTTTATATTTCTTAATATCTTCTTTATTGAAATTAATTCCATATAAATTAAACGATAATGGATGACTATACATAATATTTTCTATTTTTAAGGGGGTGTATTTACCATAAAGTTCAATATCTTCTTTATTTAGACTTCTTCCTCTTATTCCAATTAAATTATTATCAATATCATAATGAGGAATTACAACTTTATTTCTATAATCATAATATTTAATATTAAATTTTCTCATAGTTTCTTCTGTAATTCCGTCTTGTAACCATTCAATTGTTGGATAAAATCTAAACATTTCTAATACTTTTGAATCATATTTAGGTAATTCTATTTCAGTTTTTATTTCTTTTGTGGCTATATTATTAATGTATTTTTTTCCATTAGTTTCACTAAAAAAATCCAGCGAACTAAGATTAGCTAGTTTGTTTACTATTGAATAAAAATCAAATTCAATATTTTTTAAATTATAAACTTTTTTAATTAAATCAATAATGTCAAAATTTTCACTACATTCTGTATAACAATGAAACATACAACTATCTTTATAATAATATAATTTCATAGATGCTTCATCACTATCTTCATTGTGGCAAATAGTTGGAAAAATAATTACATTATTAGTCTCATTATACCTATTCGCGCCAAGTTCTGTTACAATTGATATAATTTGTTCACTTGTTAAAGATTCTCTAATTCTTTGTAAATCTATTTTCATTAAATTAAATTAGCTAATGACACTTCTTTATTAATTGTTTTATCTTCAAGCTCTTGTATCATTTCTAAATTCTCCTTTCTCTCAGAAATTAATTCTTTCTGAGTAATTATCTTGTTGGAATTATCAGTATATAAATACTCATTTACAGTTATATTTATAATCTCTCCATTTGCATCTGTTAAAAATAAATCTTTTGTTCTACAAGTTCCTAAATCTATTTTGCTCCAAATTCTAACCCTATTATATTTTCCTCTTCTTACTTTATATAAATCTTGCACATGAGTAGGTTTTTCAAAATGTTGTTGGGCAACTACTTTATCAATTATTTCATGGTCCTCTTCCGTTAAAGGTAAACTAATACCAGCAACATCGGCTTTATCAACAACAGCTTTTGAACCTCTAATTAAATTTTGGTCTCTTATTCCTTTCCATTCTTTCCATCTATCATTTAATTGAGTACCACTCATCATAAAAATATTTAATTCATTTGCTAAATCTTTTAACGCAGTTGAAAGTAATAATAAAGCTACATCTTCTCTTATTCTAAAATCTTTAAATTCGCTTAATAAATTTGGACTACTAAAAATATAATCATAGAAAACATATTGAATTTTATATTTTAAAACTTGTTGTCTTATTAAAGTTTTAATCTGATTTACATTTGGGTCACCTACTCTAATAAAAATAAAATTATCTTTATAATAAGTCATTATTTTTATGGCTTCTTTAATTCTTTCTCTCTCTTCAAAAGTTTCATAAGAATTATTTAAAATTTTATCTTCATTAACACCAGAAATATAAGCTAAAATTAATGTTTGAATTTCGTCTTTTTCCATTTCAGTTGCGAAAAACAATATTTTTTGTCCTTTTCCTCTTACAATCCATTCATTTTTTTCATTGTCATAAATTTCTGGATAAGCAATTGAACAAGCATGCCCAACCATTTGTCTAGTTTTACCTGCTCCAGTTGTACCACTAATTAAATAAAATTTCTTGCGGCGGGCTCCGCGCACAATAGTATTATAAATTTGTCCTTGAATAGGAGTGCCAATTTCTGGATTTTCTTCTAATTCTTTAACTAAACCTTCAATTCCATCTGAAATAAAACCTAATTCACTGTCATCTTTACATACATAATTATTTTGTAAATCATTAATACTTATTAAATATTTATTAAAAATTTCTTCAATTTTCATTTTGTCTAATTCTTCTAATTGTTTTTGTTCTTTAATTGGGTCAATTTCATTTTCATTTATTATACTTGTTATATCAAAACCATTCTTCTTAAGCGCGCGCAAAGCACTTAATTTTTTCATTCTATCATAATAATAATCAAAATTTGCTAAATTTGCTATTTCAATACAATCGTTTAAATATTGAATACCATTATTATTTTTAAAATTGTTATAAACTCCTTCATTTTGTTGTAAATAATTATCAATATCAATAATTGTTATTTCTTCGCTATGATATGTAGTAAATAAATTATTTACAACTTGAAATATATTTTGCGCAAGAGGCGTATTAAAGTCTGTCTTAGTGAAAATATATTTTCTATCAGCAAGTAGGATAGGTTTTTTAATTAAACAACCTAATACTTGCATAAGTGCATTTTTATCAGTTAAAGATGACATTGCTACCTCCTTTATTCTTCTAATTCTTGTGTTTCAAACGCATCTACAAATTCTATAGGTTTTAAATATGAAGGAATTTCTTCTTCTTTTTCCTTTGAATTGTTTATAATTATTTGTTTAATTTCGTAATTTGAATTTTTCTCTGCTGCTTCTAAACGCATTTTATCATTTTTCTCCTTACAATAAAAATATTTTTGAGCATCTTCATAAATATAAGGTATAATACCTATACTTTCATTAGCTTTAGTTTTACTATTCTTTTTAACTTCATAAAAATAAATTAAACTATTTATCATTCCTCTGAATGACATTCCATCTTGGTAAAATTTTGTCATAAAAGCATAATTTCTAGGACCTGGCGCTTTTAATTTAAAAATTTTACAGATGAGCGCACTTAATTCTTTTTTATCTAAATATTCTTGTGCGCAAGCAGGATGAAAATTCTTATCATCTATTCTAACTGCTTGTGTTTTTTCAACTTTATTCGTTGTACTATTGCAAAAATGACATTTAACTAACATTTATTCCTCCTAATCTATAATTATATTATAACACAATTTGCAATTAAAGTCAACTAAAAAAGAGTAGACTTATCTACTCTTCCTTATAATAAATTTTTCCATTCGTTTAAAACTGTTTCTACTAATTCTTGTTGTTCTTGAGTAGTCTCAGATAATTTTATTTGTTTTCCAAAAACTTTTAGAATTATATTATTCATAGTTACAGCATTATTTTTATCTTTATTTACTAAAGTTTCAAATATGTTTTTAGCCTCTTCTATAACTTCATTAAAACTTCTCTCATTTTTCTCATCATAAAAAGCATTAATTCCAGTATCTAAAGCTGTATTACCATTATGTTTAGCTTCTTCATCAATTGCTTTACACAATTCTTCAACTAAAATATTATAATCTAATTGTATTTTTGGATTTAAATATTGGAAACGACTTCCTGCTTCAAAATTTTTACAATCTCTAGTATATAAAAATCTATTTCCTTCATCGTCAGCGCGCAAATAAGCTATAACATCAACTAATCTATTTACAATAAGTTTTGCCATATCTGGTAAAGTACATATAATTTTTTCATATTCTCCACCGTTATCATCTTTTATTGTTTTTACTTTTGAATGTGAAATTATTACTAAACCATATCCCAAAGTCGCTATTTTTCTTAGCGCTTCATCAAACTCTTTTTTACAAAGAGTAAAACCTTTTCCCCAAGCTATATCTCCTAAAGCAGTTGGTGTTTCTCCCATTGCATTAGGATTTTGAGCTAAAATATACTTTTCACAATATGACCAAGCTATATCTGCTGTATCAATTATTATAGTGTTAAATCTATTTTTTACTTCTTGTTTTTCAAGTTGTCTAAGAACTGTTTTAAAATCTCCCCATTTTAAAATAGGTTGTACCATTATATTGTCCAATCCATTATATCCGGGTTCAAACGCAAGTAAAAGTGATTTATCAAATTTAGAAGCAAAAGTTGTTTTACCAGCTTTTGGGTCTCCATATATTAATATATATTTACCTTTTAAATCTCTCGTAATTCTTGTTGGTTGTAAATTAACTAAATCTATCATAATTAACCTCCTTTAGGATTTACTAAAAAGTAAATCCGCCAGAAGATTTTTGAGTATTAGAATTATTTGATTTTGGAGTTTTGCTTAAAGCATCATTTTTTACTTTTTCAAATAATTGTTTTCTATTTAATAATCCTGCTTTTATATCATCATTTGAATAAGATTCTTCTTCTTCTAATGGTCCAGCAGAACCTCTTTTTATTATAAATTCTCTAATTCTTTTTGTATATTTTCTAACTTCTGCATCTCCAAATCCGCTTTCTTGTTCAACTTCAACATTTTCTTCTGTATATCTTATGTTTCCACCAACTCTAACTGTATTTCCTTCGTTCCAGTTAGCTCTAATGAAATCTATATGTTCTGGTTTTTCAGCTATTAATTTAATTACATCAACTTTATCTCCATATTGTACGATTGCCATATTTATTATTAATCTTCCTGTTTCTTGCATTTCTCCATTAGTATTTTTTTGTTCATCTTCCATTTTTACTATGCAACCAGTAAAATTAAATGTAGCCATTGGATTAAAGTTTGTGTCATTTATTTTTGTAAAGAAATTACTATTTATTCTTGTAAATGAAACTACTTGGTCACTATTTTGTGCATAAAAAGCATTTTCTGCGGCTTTAGCATTTCTGATTTGTACTTTTGTAGCTAAATCAATACCTGAACTAGCTATACTATTAAATTCTTTTAATCCTAATAATCTTGCGTAGTTTTTATTTAATTCTCCATTTGCTTTTTTGTCTGCTGAAATAAAGCTTACAGGTATCATGTTTACATTACCATCAGCATCATTTACTTGAACTACTACATCTCCGCATACATAATTTTTATCTTCTTTTGTTATTTCTCTTAAATTTATTTCTGATACTATTCCTTCAATATTAATTTGGTTTAAACTTTCTTTCATTAAATTATTATTCTCCTATTTTACTTACTTATTATTTAATTATTTTAAAAATAAGAGAGAAATTTGTTATTCCTCTCTTGTCTTGTCTTAAGTATATTAACAAATTAGGTTAATATAAATTATTCTGCGTCTTTAGGTTCATCAGGATTATAATTGTATCCAGCTTCTGTTAAGCTTATGAATTTAACTGCTTTTTCAGATTCTACTTCTTGTCCATCTTTAATTGTTTTTACAATTGTTGTTCCTTCTGTTCTTATTGCAAAACCTTTTTTAACTAAACCTGTTACAGCACCTGTAACTGTTGGAGCTGTTACTCCTGCAGCTTGAGCTAATTCAGCTGTTAACCATTGTTTTTCTTCTCCATAGTGAGCTTTTAATGTTTCTAATACTTTTCTTGAATTTTCTGTCATTGAAAAATTCCTCCTTTTAAATTTAATTTATTTATTAAGAAAACTATTGAGAGATTAGTTTCTCATTTTCATTTTCTATAATTATTATAACATTTATTTAAGAAAAAATCAAATATTTTTTTATTCAATATTTTATTTTTCTAATATTAATATATTTTTTACAAAATTTTTATCAACAATTTTTATTAATTGTAATCCCATTGCATATTTACCTAATAATGGAATGTCACTAATTTTTATCTTTAATGAAGATAGTTTAGAATTTATAATAACTTCTTTTTCAGATGAACTAATTAATGTAAACGCTGCAATACTATCATCTTCATCTTTAAATTTACATATTAAATTTCCTTTAATTGCGCGATTTGTAGTTAAAATTTCATCTAATTTGATTCTTTTTCCATAACCTTTTTTAGTAATTAAAATTAATTCTTCTGCATTTTTGTTAATAACTTGCATATCTATTAAATTATCATTTTCAGCTAAATTAATACCTTTCATTCCAATGGTGTTTCTACCAGTTGGAGTTATTAAATTATGATTAAATCTTAAACAACGACCTTGCGCGCTTACTAAAACTATTTCTTCATCATTTTCAATTAATTGAGTGTTTATAGGTAAATCATTATCTTGTACTTTTATAGCTATTAAACCACTTTTTCTATTACTTCCATTTAAATATTCTTCAATTTTTGTCTTTTTTAATATTCCATTTTTTGTTGCAAAAATAACATATTTATATTTTTTAGCATTATCATAAGAAAGAATATTTGTTATATATTCATTTGGTTTAAAATCTAATAATTGAGTAATGTATATTTCTTCATCAATTGGTAAATCTGATAATTTTAATGAATAACTTTTACCAAAATTTGTAAATACTAATACTTGTTCCGTGTTTTTACCTATAATAGTTTTCCAAATTGTATCTTTTTTATTGCTAAATTTAATTTTTTCACCAATTCTTCTTCTATTTTGAGTAACAATATTATCTAAATTTTTAGCAACAATTGCACCACTATTTGAAATATATGCAATAATACCTTTTTCTTCAACAATAGGAGCTTCTTCTTCAATATTATCTATTAAAGTTCTTCTATCATCTCCATATTTCAAACTAACTTCTTTTAAATTTTCTTCAATTACTTTTAAAAATTCTTGTTCATTTGTTAATAAAATGTTATAATGTTTTATTTCTTCTTCTAGTTTTTCTTTTTCTTGTTGAATTTTTGCTATTTCCATATTTACCAAACGATTAAGTTTTAAATCTAAAATAGCTTTTGCTTGTCTTTCAGAAAAATTATAATTTTGCATTAATGCGACACAAGCTGTTGT